CTTAACCGAGTACCGTGATGAAGAGCCTTTCTACCAGCCTAAGGGTGACATGGAGTATGTCGGAAGATATATTCACAAGTCCATTGCAGCTAAGGGTTCTTCTCTCGAGAAGCACCTGCTGTACGGAACTTTCCCTGTCACTCAAATCCCTGCTGTTCTTTCCAATGCTGAAGTAGTTGATACTTCCAAGTTGGATTGCAATAGACAGGGAAAACCGGATATTCTTTTGACCCAGATGAACAAGTACAGTACTGTATTTGCTCCAGTTCTTGGCCTCCAAGATGATCTAGTGGATATGGTTGATCAACTGGTCCCATATTACACTGGTGTTCTAAAGGACGAGGACTTATCTCTCTGTACGGAAGAGGAAGTGCTGTCTGGCATTGTAGAGAAGCCTGATTCTAACCCCCTTGATGTACTTACCACCTCTGGAGAACCATTCTCCAGATTAGGTAAGACTCAAGGCAAGAAGAAGAATGCTTTCCTTAATGTACGACAGCACCCTCAGACCGGACGAAAGATCTGGAGCCTAGATGACAGTACTGAACATGGACGGTATCTCATTGATTCTATCAATGACAAAGACCATTTGGCCCAATCAGGTTACAGGACCCTCTCACTGTGGAAGAATTGTCTGAAGGACGAGACGCGCCCAATTCACAAAGTTGAACAAGGAAAGACTCGGTTATTTACCGCAGCCCCTTTCGACACTGTGTTTTTGGCGCGAAAGTACTTCGGTAAATTCAAGGAAGCTTGGCAGTCCAAGCGGACCGCTCTCTTTCATGCAGTAGGAATTAATTGTAAATCACCTGAATGGTCCGAACTTGCTATGTACCTCAAATCGAAAGGAGAGAACTTCGGGGATGCAGACTACTCGTCATATGATGGTAACCTCCGTTCAGACTTTATGAACGCTGCAGGTGAAATCGTGATAAGTACTATCTGTAACCTAACCGGAAACGATCGACTCCCTTACGAAGTGATTTGGAACGAGTTTGTTGAGACCCACCACGTCTCAGGAAATGACATCCACTTCATCAAACATGGAAACCCCTCTGGAAACCCGATGACCACCGTTGTGAACTGTATTGTGAACCTCCTTTACCACTGGTGGTGTTACCGCAAGATCACTGGAAAGATGAGCTTTAGCCATTTTACCAATGATGTCGGTTTCACCTGCTTTGGCGACGATGTTCTGTACAGTACCAATGAAGACATATCTGGATACACGTTCGATAAGATTGCTGAATGGATGAAAGTCCTCCAGCAAGATTATACGACTGCAGCCAAGACGACTGGACATGTTGAACGGAAGACGATAGACGACATCCAATTTCTGAAGCGACGTTTTGTAAGGGATTATGGCAACTGTTATTGGGCGCCGCTTGATACTGATAGTATCGAGCAGCAGTTCAATTATACAAATGTTGGCATAAATGACTTTGAAACGATCAAACAGCAAATTTCGGAAGCCGCGATCGAAGCCGCTATTCACGGCAGGGAATATTTTGCCTCCTTTAAGAAGGCGATTGACACTGCTATACTGAATAATGGTGCTCTCCGCCAATGTCTCACTCAAGTCGAGTGCTACAGTGACGTGCGAAACGCTGCCTCAAGGCGAAGTTTCGAACACACCTCATAAGTGTCGGTAGTTGTAAATAAGCATGTCGGTGCTCACACTTGCTAGCTTTTTAGGCTCTCGGCCAACCCCCTCCCCTTTCTCGGAAGGGTCCCACAGGAAACTGCGGGTAGACGACG